GCTCGGAAGTGGTTGCAATTCGGCAACTGTGCCTGATGAATCACGGCGAATGAGTGCCAAACCGTTGCCCGAATCGAGGGCGCACGTGGTCATGTAGCGCCGAAACTCGTAGCCTGACTGCCAGCGCGAGGCTTCCCGCGTCATCAACTGAGTGATCGGCGAGTCGACTACTTGGCCCTGCGAGTCAATCACAGAGAACGGAAGCCGCGCCAAGTCCGTGCTGATGAGATTCATCGCACGAACGACAGCGGGTAGATGCTGTGGCGCTGGCGTTGCCAGTGGTTCCGGGCGTGCGTAGACAACCACGCCGCTTTTGAAACCGAAGAATCGTGCGAAGATGCTCACTGAGATGCATGGAACAAATGTGCCTCAGTGTGTCAAGCGATTATTTCAGACTTGCCACCTTAACCAATCGGGCAAGCGCTGGTGCTCAGTCCGGTTGACTCACGCACCTGGTGATGTTCCATCAGAAGCGCTGCCATGTTGCCGGAGACAATGACATCCATGTTGCCCGCGCTGCGTCCCTTGACTGGTCGCGTGTTGCCGACGTTGTCGCGGATCAGGCGCACGTTGTTCAGTCCGGACGCAAGTACCGGGTCAATTTGGTAGCAAAGTTGCTTCGACTTCAATAGATCCCCCCACAGTTTCCACGCTGGAGCCATCGTTCGGATGCTCTGATCGACCGGAATGATGGGCCAGCCGCGATCTTGCCACCGCTTTATGTCTCGCGCTTGCGCTGGATGCGGGTCTACGCCGATTTTTCGCACGTCGTAAAGCGTCATCAAGTGCTCAATTTCAGCCTCAACGATGCTCATATCCTGCCATTCACCAGGCATTCGGCGCAGATGTCCTGCCTCAATCCACACCTGTAGCGGGTTCTTGCAGCGCTTTTCGTCGAGCGCGATGTCCGTGCCGGCCCACCAGCACACGTTCCGCGCACGGATGATGCCGCCATCGACCACCATGATGGTGAGCGCCGTCAAGTCGAGTTGACTGCCGTAGCCACCGCGGCTCAGGTCAAGGCCGATGACAGCCGGCGCGCCGCGCAAACGATCCCAGTCGCAGTCCACCATCTGCCGCTCAAGCACTGCAAGATCGATGTCAGTCGTGGCAATCTCGTGGTATCTGCACGCCAACTGCGTCTCGAACTCGGCGATTTGAACCGGGTCGCCCGTGTTTAGCATCGTCTGCGCGGCCAGTTGCAACTGCGTTGGGTCAACAATCACACCTAAACCTGGGTGCGCCTTCGCCCATACGGCAGGGTCGGAGGCCTGATCGTCGGCATCTAGACCGTAAATCATGGGCCACCAGCCCGCCGGATAGGGCGTTCCGTCAGTGATTGCGGCCTCGCACGCTTGCCAGTAGCCCCAAATCGGGCGCGTTTTTTGCTCAGGATCGGGCGTCGTGATCGCCAACAGTTGCGACGTGGCGAACTTGGCAAGCCCAGTGAGCAAGCGCCCGAACGCCTTGTCCATGCGCGCTGTCTCGTCCGCGACGATCAACCGCGTAGTCAATCCGTCAAGCGCACGGTCGGTGCACGGCAGGGATATGTACCTATTGCCACCGTGGCGCACTCTGCCGGGATGCGCGGGCGTAGACCCACCCGAGGACGTCCACCCTTTATCGTCCTTGTCCGCGTCATCTAGCGCCAGCGTGCGGCACATGGTCGCCATGCGCTCGAATGTCTTCTGCGCCAAGCGCCCATCCGGCGCGACGCTTGAGAACTCAAGGCTGGTGCTGGTGTCGCGCATCGCCGCCATAATCATGGACGCGGCGAACTCGGTCTTACCGTTGCCACGCGCCACCACCAGCAGCAGCGCCTTGGTGGCGGGCGTGTCGGTCTTCACCTTGGCAATCACCCGCCGCCGGGCAAGCAAGATCATTGCCACCATGCACTGCCACGGCATCCACTCCAGTGGTTTGCCAGCGTCCTCTTCCACGCCCTGCCCACACTTGCGGGCGAACGCCCGTGCGTCCTCAGCGCGTGGCTCATCCCACCACACTTCATGCGCCGCGGGCGACTTACGCTCGGCTAAATAGCGTTTGCACGAGTCGACGATTCGCAGATTTGCGACGGCGCTCCCGCTGGCGATCGACTCGGCGTAGGCATCGGCTAGGTCGGCGCATAAAGGTGGTCGTTTCAGGTGTTTACGGCGCGCGTCTGTCTTCGTGGATCCACACCGCGGTGCCTTAGCGGGTATAGGCCCCTCGGCCCTATGACGGGGGTTGGTCAAATTTCGCTCGTTGTCTTAATAACGTGACATGACTGACATAACGATTGAAGATTTCGCCATTCATTCGTGCCACCGCGATGCAATGGGATGATGTGATCTGTCTCAAGGTCAGCCACTGCACCACATACAGCACAGCACATATGCACAGCCTTATGTGCTTTGGCTATGCGTGTCCATGTACCACCGCGTGAGCGAATGGTGTTAATCATGCTGATGGGCTTACCTATGCCACCTTCATATCGCCATCGCCTAGCCATGTACGTACCTCTTCCATGAGTCGCGTATCTACCTCTTCACGCCACGCTAATAGCCATTCCTCATCATCCTGCCTAGCAAGCACAATGGGTAACCACCCTACACGTGCATCAGTACGCGCTTGCAACATTGCGTCCTCAAGGCCAGCGCAACGTGGTGCAACATTGGGCAAGCAAACGCCATCGTCCATGACCGTACGCAATTTGCTCAAACGGCAAATTAAGAGGCTTCCGCTGACAATCAAATTGTCATTCGCAAGACGCCCATAGACATACGTGTAGCCCGTCTTTCGGCGCTTTACCTCAACATGGATCTTCCATTTGCACTGTGCTTCGATGTCGGCTTTGCCCTTACCGTAGCGCTGGGCAGTACGTTCCCACTTGAATGGGAACAACTTCTCCAGCGCACGGCAAGCGTCCAACTCACCATTCTTGCCCTTCATGCGTGAGTTAGTCATGCTCCGTCATCTTCCGCTTGTTCGACTTCTTTGTCCGTGACACAACGTGGCGTAATGGGCCCGTACTCTTCGATAGTGTCACGCTGGTGGCGTGTATCTTCGGTTGTCCCATTCTGCCCAGTGGATTTCACAGAACGTGGCGTTGTGTAAATCGACTCCATGCGGGCGATCTTCATGCGTAGGGCTTGGATCACAAGCACTTGCTGAAGGATCTGATCTTCGAGGCGTTCTGGCTGTGTCATGCGACTCCTTGCAAGCGATGTAGGACAACCTTGGCGACGTCACGTGCGCCGCCCAGGTTCTCGGTGTGGAACTTCAATGTCGAATACGCGTCGTTGCCGCTTCGGGCCCAGTGCTCGAGTAGCAGACGCCAGGCGCCGACTGCGTCACGGTCGCTGAGACCGTACGAGATCAGTACCCGCCGGCAGACCGAGCAATGGCTCTTAATGTCCGCTCTCGGGTCACGTTGCTTGATCCGGTTTGCTATGTCATCTTGAACCTCCCACCCGCTCACGGCGGTAGCCGTTTGCTGGTTAGGTGGACTAGTTAAATGGACTAGTTCCGATCCCTGCGTCATCTTGACGCCGATAGATGCATCATCTTGATGCTTCTCCTGCGTCATCTTGATGCTTCGTGATGCATCATCTTGATGCATCTCTTCGCCTGTCAAGTTGATCCGGTAGACAAGCGCCTTGCCTCGGCTACTAGTTGTCAGGACACCACTTGCGCGTAGTTGATCCAAGGCGCGTTGGCAGGTCGAACGGCTGATGCCGCACTTTGCTGCCAGCACTGCCTGGCGAGGGTAGGCGATGCGTCCGTAGTCAAGAATCGCCAACAGCACCAATTTTTGGATGCCGTCGAGCGCTCCGCAGCGCCACACTTCCGATGGTTGGGGACGGGTCAAAACGGCACCTCCTCTTCGACCACCACCTGAATGTCCGTGATGATGACGCCGTCTTGCCATGGCTTCAGGTGGAGAATGACCAACTTGCCGATGATGTCCGCATCAACCGCCGAGAACGAGGTGAACCACTCGACGCCGTTGGCTTCTAGCCCCACTCGCCAGTATTGCTTTCCTGACTTTGCCGTCTTCGGATCAACTCCTGCACAAATGCCCCGTACTTGCTGGCCACCTTTCGAGGCGGGCTTGCCTTCTGCGGGCTTCGACGCCTTGGAGGGCGCAGCGAGTGCCTTGCGAGGCGCGGGTGCGTCCTGAGGCATCGTGCGCTCTTGCTCAGGCATCTCCTCAGCGATGCTGCCCTCGTAGTCGAGCGCTGCGAACGCCCAACCCATTACGCCCTTGAGCGCCCGCCCGGTCGCCCGGGTCTGAGCCATCATCTGCCTGGCGAACTGTGGGCGCGTATTCCACGGGCGCTCGTCGTCGAAGACCGAGCCAATGCCCGAGCCCACAACGACGCCATTCAACATCACCGTGCAGGTCGCTTCCCAGTATCCAGCCACGCTGTCCGTCGGGTCAACGTGGCGAACGCTGGCAGTGCCACTGGTGTAGCCGAGCGACGAGGCGATCGCCTGTGCGCCCTGCACGGTGAGGTAGTTGCGTCCTTGGATGACTTGCGTGTACTTGGCGCGGACGATGGGCCCGACGATCCTGCACACTTCCTCGTTGCGCTTGACAATAGCGCCCGGGTTGATGCCTTCCGTGGCAGTTAGTTCGTTCATCGCTTGACCTCCGGCTTGCACGATTCGTGCGACGGGTCAAGCAGCATCAGCATAAACACACCAGCAGCGAAACAACCGATCAGAACGTACGTAATTTCAAGCATTTTGCGTCCCTCTCAAAGGAACGCACATGAGCAGATGCAGATAAGATTTTGGCTGTTACGTTAAACTCTATAACCTGCCATCGACCGATCTGACGTACACCTCTCATGTGCGCTTTAGACGCATCTTATCGGCAAGTGAGGAAATTTGCTTGACTCTTTCTGCCGTTTTGCTAGCAAGTTTGCTTGTGCGCTTTTCTTCATCCTGAGCCACCAATAATCTGCGTACTGCGCGCTCATAACTAAAGCCCACCTTGAAGCGCCAGTCCCACTGCGGGCCCGGGTCAGCCGTGATCGTCCACTTGCTCCGAGGGTCAGAATCCTTGCGGCAAAGCCACCATTCGCCGCGCTGGCGATCCAATTTTTCTATTAAGCCCCGGTGTCTCATGACCGGAAGGTACTTGGTTTACCTTTTAAACCAACTGAGGATCTTTCCTACCCAGCCCGGCGTAGCCCTGTTCAAGGCTGCCTGGCGCTTGGCGCACGGCGCGCAAGGCTTTATGCCGACAGCCTTTGTGGCGCGGGCAACCATGTCGCCTAAGAGAGGCGATCCATCGTTATCTCCATCGGGACTATGTTGATCGGGTAATTCGAAAGGGTTCCTTTTTCGAAACTTTGCGGGCATGGTGATGTCTCCCAGAAATTTTCTGTGCTGTCGCATGGAAAATAGATCGGACTGACGTGTACAAACGACTTGAGATAGAACGTGTCGCCGATGCCGTCGCTTGATGTCCAAGCGTCTGTCCAGTATTGGGCTTCCCATTCGGTATTGAGGAACAGATCCGAAATCGGGCCTCCGGGTTCGCATCGACGCACTTGGAAACGGGTTCGAGTCTTAAACAGTAACTGCAAGAACGTGCGATTCGGGTAAGGGAAATCGCCGCATGAGTTTGGTCTGCACTTTTCCATGTACACGCGCAACGTCCATTGAGCATTTGGCGTCGTGTTGCTTGTGCCAAAGTTTTTAGTCATGGTCGCGCCCGGGTAAGCGCCGCCTCCAATGTTCACTAGATCCGCACCATCAAAGATCATGCCAAAGGAGTTCATGTACTGCGTCGCTGGCCCTTCGACGTAGTGCCAAAAGTTGCTGCTGCTGTTACAGCCAATGCTTGACTGCTGCTTCTCGTAATAGAAGTACGGGTCGGTGTGGTAATCGCAGTAAGAAATGCCCCAGCCCGGATGCGAAGCGTTACCGGCAAAGATCCCTTGATCTTTGATATCGACGGGATCGCCTGGAATCACTCGACCGAGCACCAATGGACGAAGTTCGGGCAAGTTCAGCCGATATTCACGCGCATCAAATCCAGTAGGTTTGTTCGTGCAATTACCTAACGGAGGATGTTCTTCCGTAGTCCCGCAACAGCGACGTCGGCTCATTTGCCGCCCTGCCGACGG